GGACAACAGGTCGCTGGAGCACTGGAGGGAAGCTATGCACAAGCCGCGAAGATGAAAGAAGCTGATATGGCAAGAGAACAGCAACGCCAAAGATACAATCAGTTGGCTCAGACTGAGGAGGGTCGTCTTCAGCTTGCAGGTGCAGACGCTAGACTGAGAGCAACCGATGCAGGAAGACAGGCAGGTTATCAGGATGCACAGATGCTTTCCAAAGTCGGTGCAGACATAGAGGGACGAGAACAGAACCAGAAGGATTTTGATTATCAGCAGTTCCTTGAGGGTCGTGATTGGGACAAGAATCAGGCCATGTTTGGAGCAAATGTAGCAGGTGGTGCTCCATCTGGAACTATGACTGCTCAACACACTCCAATGTACCGCAATACTAATCCTTGGGGATCGGCCCTTTCAGGTGCGGCACTTGGATACTCTGTTGGTGGCCCTTGGGGAGCCGCAGTAGGAGGAGGTCTGGGGTATATGAGTGGTTCAGGAATGCTAGGATAGGAGGATAAAATGACAACATATCGACAACCAAAAACACCATTTGGAGCAAAATCCAGAACTCCTGATAAGTCTGGAATGTTTTTTGACGAAACAGGCACTAAGAAATTTGCCTTATGGCCTTGGCTTATTGGAAAGTATGAAGACATTTTTGGAAAAGATTCTGGAGAATGGTCGAGAGAACAGGAAAAGATATTTCTGGATGCAGTAAAAAGAGCAGATGCAAGAGATATGGAAAAACTAAAACTTCACGAAGGAGAAGCTGAAGGAAAACAAATGGCTCAGTGGAAGGAGTTGGAAGGAGAACCTCCAAGCAGTGAAACAAACTGGTATCCTCCATATAAGGATGCAACTCCAAAAGAAGACACTGCTGGATGGAACGAACTGGATTTGATTGCTGAACAGAACCTTAACCAGAGACAGGCAGATACAGATGCAGATGCACTCGTCCAGTCATATCAAGGATCAGTATATGATGTGGATGCTCCAGATATGGTTACACAGGATTCATCCAAGAGTAAGGAAGTGTCTCCTGAAACGGCAATAAAGGCCGCAGGACTACTTAATGAAATGTTTAATAAACCAGATGAAGCACCTACACAGATAAGAGGAGCAGGGATACATTCAGGAAGAGTTCCCTTTCCATCATTGCTTGCATCATCTCAAAGGCAACCTGATCCACGCTATGTTAATAAAGGACTAATATAATGGCAGATATTCGTTGGGATCGTACAGATCAAAGTTATCCTCCTAAAAAGGAAGAGGAGGAGAAAGGATTTTTAAGTGAAGGGATGTCCCCTTTGACAATGGGACTCCTTCAGGCAGGAGCATCCATGATGCGCCAGTCTGGTTGGAGGAGAACTCCAATAACCACATCTGAACAAATCGGTTACGCGATTCCAGCAGGTATTCAGGGTTATTATAACCAGAAGGTGATGAATCAGCAGGAGGAGGCACAACGGATAGCAGAAGAGCAGGCAATAGCACAGCAGAAGAGTGAACAGGAAAATATACAGTTAATGGTTGCAGAACTGGAGAGAATTGATACTAGAATCCTCAAACGTGACCAGAAAAGGATTCTTATGTCACAACTCCTTGCTGGGGGTAAAATTGCTCAAGATGCGTCAAAAAAGATAATGGAAATTCTATCTGAAAAAAGAGCATCAGAAATACAAAAGCATCCGACATTAGGTATTCATGGTCAATATGATAAGGATGGGAAATGGCATACTATTGAGGTTCCACCAGCAGAGGTTGCAGGTGTCCCATTGGGTACTACTGAATATGGTTCTGAAAAGTCAAATAAGATTCTTGCATCACAGCAAATCACTACTGTTCCTGAGGGGACAATGTATATAGATGCAAAAGCCATTTCAGATAGTGATGGAGTCACTCGCGGAACTCATATTACTTTCCTTGATTCTAAAAAAGAACAAATTAAATCTGAGGAAGAGAAGAAAGCAGAAAACAATGCAGTACAATACCTTCCTTTTGATTCCGCAAAACTAAAGGAAATGCACCCTTATCTTAATCTCGACCTAAAGCAAGGTGATCTTGTAGGTCTTAACGAGAAGGGGCTTATTCTGGGGTATAAGTTAAAAGATGATAGTGTAAAGAGTGGATATAGGTGGCTCCCTGAAGCTAATGACATTTTAAAGCAAATGAAAATTGAAAAAGAATTGGCAGGGACAAAGAACTTAACTCCACTTGAGTTCTCTGATGATCCAAGATTTAAAGGCTTGATTATACCAGTAGGGACAAAACAAATTACGGTTGATAAGGATAATAACATTACATATCTCGACAAGGATGGATTAAAAATAAAGGGACAACAACTCTCAAGGGTTAATTTAGTTGATATAACAGGAAATACAGAAAATATACATTCTTATCACGTTGATGATGTAACTGGTAAGATAATACATGATCTGGGAAAAGCACAGATATATAGAGAACCAGTTGAAAGACTAAAATACAATCAAGAGAGAGCAGATAAACTTGTAAAGAAAAAACACTTAGATGAGTTAATAGATGCTTTGGGTAAGGACTATGGAGTCCCTGAACGAATTTTAAATAGCAGGTACAGGAAACCTGCACTTATAGACCCTGACGAGACTTTCAAGGATGTTCTTGAGCATTATGACAGTTTTGTTGAGGCAGAAGAAGCAGTACAGACAGGTGAAGACCTGAATAAGAGGGATAAAATAGCAGGTAAGTCAGGAGATTTTTATGATAATGATAAAAGGTATTTTAAGAAAGCAGGAGTATGGGAAGAATATACTCCAAGTTCAGATTGGAGGATTGCTGGAGAAGCAGGTCTAAGGAAGGAATACAACCAGATTACTCGCGACTACAGAATCGCCGCAAGAGGCCATGACGGTGTGATGGAGGGACTGAGTGCAGATAACGGATTTGGTGATATTATGGCAATCACCTCATTCCGTATTATGTTTGAACCTGACTCTGTTGTTCGTGAAGCAGAATTTGAGATCACAAGTAAGGCTGGAGGATTAATCCAGACTTGGCTCAACAAGCCTCATCAACTGATGAAGGGTGACAGGTTAAGAGAAGATGTAAGGGAGCAGATGCAAACACTGGTAGAAGCATACATGAAAAAGAGAGAGAAGTATGTTGACAGGCACTTTAACGAATACAGGTCACTTGCTAAGAAAAACTTTAATAGTGATGCAGGGATACAACATCCTTTCAAGGCATACAAATGGTCAAAACATTACGATGAAGGAGTTTCCCAGACTATTTATTCACCAGATGGGTCAATAGACCAGACTTCATCATTAGATAATGAGGACGAATAATGGCTAAAGAGAAAAAAGAAAAAAGGATGCCTTACAAGAAACTCCTTGCCAAGATTCGTCTGGGTCTTAGCAAGCCTGAAAAATATACTCAGGATGGCCTGAACAAATACATAAGGGATAAGGGATGGACTGAGGATGAGTTCAAGGAAGCAACAGTCAACCATGCAACCATCCAAGTGAAAAAGGATAACCCTAAATCATATTGGGGTACTGCAAAGGGATATATGAGGGAAGTCTTTGATGGTATTACAATAGGGTACTCAAACACAGTGGATAGTTACCTTACTGCAATAGTAAATAATGATGGTATAAAACTTCCCAGTAAAGATGAACTTGAATATACGAAGCAGTTAATTGCACAGGAACGTGCAGACTATCAGGAAGCAAATCCTGTCTACGCAACTGGAGCAAATATTGCTGGTGCAATGACTGCTGGAGCAGGTATTGTAGGAGGGTTATATAAAATTGCTCCTAAACTTGCCGCTACAGCAGGAGGATCAGCATTAGGTAATTTTGGCAAAGACCTTGGAGTCAACATAGCAACAGGGGTCGGTGAAGGTGCTTTATATGCCTACAATACTGAGCAGGATGTTGGAGAAGGTGCAGAGTTTGGTGGTAAGGCAGGAGCAGGTGCAACTCTTGCGACTAGAGCACTGCATCCTATAGCCAAGGGCATTGGCAAGGGGGTTGACAAGCTGAAGTCTTTCACAAGCAGGAAGGATGCAAAGAAGACTGCTCTTGAAAGGATAGAAGAGGATTATGAACTTGACAGGGTTGACCCTGAACAGCAGTTGTTGGAGTTTGAAAAAGTGAATCTGGGAGATGAAGTAAGAGCAGGCAATCTTGGTGGCCCCAATGTTCAACAGACAGCAAAAGATGCAGTTAATGCAAGAGGACTTGCAAAGACTGATGTAAGGAAAGGACTTCAGGAAGATTTGGAATCAAACAGGGGTTTGACAACTGGATCATTTAAAGAAGGGTTAGGATTTAATCAACAGGGTTCAGATTACCTGAGGGATGATATTATTGAGCAGATGAAAAAAACTGCCCAACCTTACTATGATGAAGCATATGCACTTCCTCCAATTAACAATCCAGATTTGGACAGGGTTTTACAAACCATCCACAAAACAACGAAGGGGGATTTCTATGAGAATGCAAAAGCTATTGCAGAAAGGGAAATAGAACTGCTCCCTAAAGAATTGCGTGATAATGCAATACTTCCTGATGAAATGCCTTTTGGTAATATCCCTGTTGCCGTTGTTGATTTCTATAAGCAGTCACTTGATGACTTGATTGGTTCTGCAAAAGGGAACAACAGGAGGACTCTGATTGCGCTAAAGAATAAGATGCTTGGCATTGTGGATGATGCAACAAAAATAAAACCGCCTGAGGGTGGACGCTGGCCTGATGGAACTGAATATAACACAGTCATTGATCCTGCAACTAAAGAGATAGTCCCCCAGTCAAAATCACTCGTAGAAATTGGCGAGTCTCCATATGCAAGGGCAAGAGCAATCTGGTCTGAAGGGATGGATAATACTAGGGCATACGAACTTGGAGAAAAAGCATACTCCACGAAGTCTGCAAAAAAGATTGATTATGAATTTAATAACCTGAAGTCTGAAGCAGAAAAGGATTTATACCGATTGGGGGCATCCACAGAAGCAGTTACACAGATGAACAGGATCAAGGCAGATTCACCAAATGCGGCAAAGAAACTCCTTGACCCTGAATCAAAAGAGAAACACGCAATCCTGTTTGGTGATCAACAGAAGTCAATGGAGTTTATAAACCGACTGGAGGGATTATCAAATATATATAAATCCAATACTGGGATGATGCCAAGATCAGATACAGGAGCAAATCTAATGAGGTTTACTCAGGATATGATCAATTACGTTTCTACTGGAGGTTCTCTGCCTAGAAAGGCCGCAGTTGTTACTGGAAGAGCAGTTGCAGGGAAATTAATGAGGGATCGTGAACTGGCAATAAATGAAGAGGCAGGAAAACTATTAAGTACGAAGGGTGCTCCTGCAATAAGACAGAATGTTATAGAACCATTGAAACAATTAAAGAAAGACAGGGAGGGAGAGTTCAGTCAGTCGCTTATCAACAGGGGTCTTTTAACTGGTGCGCTCACTTCAACTGAAGCGCAGATGATGGGTGGTGGTAGTCTTTTAGATTAATAATTTTTTACTTTCCGTATACTTTCAGCTAATTCATCAGACAACGAATTAAGTGCATCAGACAAGTGGTTTGGTGATAGATGAGCATATTTAAAGGTCATTGATATATTGGAGTGACCAAGCACATCTGCTACTGTCCTTAAAGATATTCCTGCCATTACCATATAAGAGGCAGAAGTGTGACGGAGGTCATGCCAGCGAAAGTCCTTCAGTCCTGCTCTCTTAACTGCGGTTGCCCATGCTCTAGCAAAATTGTTGGGGCGATTAGCCTTAACTGGAGATGGAAAAACGTATGGAGACTGAAACTGATTCTCCCTTGCCCTCCTTACAATAATTGCATGAACCTTCTCACTCATTGGAACTGAACGCGGAACTCCAGATTTTGTTTTAAGGAACGATATAAACTTCTTCTTAAAATTAACTGCATCATAGCGCAACTTCCAAATCTCCTGCTTCCTTGCACCAGTTAAAAGCGCAAGGGTGACAGCATCATGGAGGTCTGGGTCACAGTGCTTCAGCAGTTCCTCTTTTTCCTCCAATGAAAGGAAACGGAGCCTCCCACTTGGTTCTGCAAGTTTGCGGATTTTACTGCATGGGTTCTCATCCATCCATAGGAAGTCCTTGACGCAACATCCAAGCACAGCACTAAATGAAGTGACGTACCTGTTTAGAGTTGAGTTGGATCGTTTCTTGGATTCAAGTTCTGACCTTGCCTCCCTTATTGCAAGAGGAGTCAGTTCAGAGAGTCTCAGGTGTCCAAACTTCAAATCCCAAAACTCTAGTTGCTGACCAAAAAGTTGTTGTGCAGATTTGCTCTTTGTGGGGAGTATCTCATTGTAATATTTCCAGATGGCCTCATGCACCGTATGTTTGTCTGCCTCCTTTAATATTACTTCCTCCTCCTTTTCTTCTTCCTCCTCCTCCCTTGAGAGAAACTGCTTCTCCTTTTTATTGTATTTCTCAAGGTAGAGACGGTTCGCGAAGTTATCCTTTTGTTTCTGGGTTCTTTCCTTACCTGTATCTGGATCACAGTAATAATCCTTTAAGGTGCAGAGGTTATAGGTTGGTGATCGTTTTCCCTGCTCCCGAAACTCTGGAATCCTGACCCTTAGGTATCCAGTTTTTTTATCCTCATATACTCCTATTTCTTCTCTCATTTTTCTCTCCAGACTAATAATTATAAGAAATATAATATCTTGTGTTGATAAACACAATATATGTGGTATTATAACTAACATGAGTATTTTAACACGGTCTTAAAGACATTATATAAGAACTTTTAAAAACTCATGTTATATAAACCTTATATCCTTAACTATAAGGAGTCAAGCGTTTTAAACCTAATATCAAACAAAAGGAGATTAAATGACACTGAGAGAGAAAATGAAAGTGTGCGGAATTACTTTAAAGAACGTATCTGATTCTGTACCTGAAGCAAATTATCCTGCTGTTTCAAACATCCTCAATGAACAACTAGCCGCAAAGGTAGTTATGACAGGGGAAAGGTTATGTCAGGAAAAAGCTGAGTCTTTAAAAAAATCACTTGAAACAATATGAGTGATCTGGAACACGCAATCCTACTCCTGACTAAAGAGATAAAGGGGTTGAGGGCAGATTTAAGAAACTCAACTGTAAAGAAACTCATGGAGGAGGAAAACCGTACTCGACTTGAAAAGAGTAAGGATATGATTCGCAAACTAAACCATAGGAGAAATGGAGGTCTTAATGGCAAAAAAACGAAACTGCGTAATATGCAATGAAGAACTGATACCACCAAGAAAAAAGTTCTGTTCTGAGGGATGCTACCTCACTGAAAAAAGTGAGAAGGAAAAAAGAAGAGTGGCAATGATGAGAAGGATGAAGCCACAAAGGGAATGTACGATTTGCAGTGAAAGGTTTTCTCCACTAAGGGATGACCATACTGCCTGTTCTAAGTCCTGTTCTGCTATACAGGCAAAGAAAAAGAGAAAGGAACGTCTTGCTAAGATGAAGAAGTTTGGGCCGACAAAGCCTATGGAGAGTGTGTTTGAAAATGATTTAAAGAAGCACCGCAAGATATTCCTTGAGAAAAGAATAACCCCTGTAAGTTCACTGGTTACTGCCTGTAACTTTAATCCTTCCGATAAGACAAAAGAAGAAGTATTAGACTTCCTCAGGAATGGAGGAAAGATAACTAAGTACATCGATTCTCCTCCACTCAAGACTCCAGATGCTCTTCCACATACAAGGCAGATTCGTGAGGATATGTCTGTATATGGGATCGAATATACCCCAGAGGAAGAGAGTCACTATGTTAGTTGATATTGACCCAGTGGCAAAGCCAAGGATGACTAGAGCAGATAAATGGAAAAAACGTCCATGTGTTTTGCGCTACCGTCAATTCGCAGATGATTTAAGGGAGGCGATTGCAAAGGCTAATTTTGTAGTAGGTAATCAGCTATATATGGAGTTCCATATCCCCATGCCTAAATCGTGGAGTAAAAAGAAAAAGGCAGAACTGATTGGCTCTCCTCATTTTCAACAAACTCCTGACACAGATAATCTTTGCAAGGCGTGTCTTGATGCGCTCATAGAGCAAGATTGCAGGGTGTGGCATTTGGAGGCTAAAAAGTATTGGTCAGAAAAGGGGAGGATTAAAATTGAAAATAAGTGAAGAAATACTCTGGCTTGCATATAAGCGGATTGAGGATATTCCTGTCCTTAATAAATCCATGAGGGGGAAGAAAGCAAACCTGATTGGTTCAATAGGAGAAGTCCTGTTTGAGAAGTTTATACAGGATCAGGGGCTTTCATTGGAGAAAGAAACAGGAGCAGATATGTTCAACCATGATTATGTTGTGGAGGAAAAGTTCAGGGTGGATGTTAAGACAAAGGACAGGACAGTAGAACCTAAACAGCACTATGAATGCTCTGTAAATATTTCCAAACAGGAACCAGATTATTATTATTTTGTTTCTCTCCTCAGGGATAAGGATTGGGACTCATTCAAGGAGGGGTTCATGCTTGGGGCAATTAGTCACAAGACCTTATATAAGGAAGGAGAATTATGGACAAAGGGGGATGTGGATACAAGGAATGGCCTGAGGATAAGGCAGGACTGTCTAAGTGTCACCATAAGTAAACTGACAGGGAATGATGAATTTATAGAAATTATGAAAGGAGGAATATGATTACAGAGTATAAACCTGAAGCAGATCAGGAACTCAGGAAACAGATGGTTGGAGGATCAAACGCAAGCACCATTGAGGGCGTTAATCCTTTCTCCAATAGGGTGAAACTCTGGGAGGAGAAAACTGGAGTTACTGCACCTGAGAACCTTTCCTCCATTGAGAAGGTGAGATGGGGGATGCTTCTGGAGGATACCATTGCAGGGGAATATTCAACTCGTACAGGCAAGAAGGTCAGGAATGTCAACCGAACCCTCTATCATCCTGAACACAATTTCATTGGTGGTCATATTGACAGGAAGATTGAGAATGAAAATGCAGGTCTGGAAGTTAAAGCAGTTGGTCTGCGCCAGTCTTCATACTGGACTGATGGAGTTCCTATTTACTATGAGATGCAGGTTCTCCATTACCTTGCAATCACTGGTTACGATTACTTTGATGTCGCGGCACTGATTGGAGGTCAGGAGTTGAGGATTTTTACAATTACAAGGGAAGGGAACGAGGACAGGATCGAGAAACTTATAAAGGATGAGGTCGAGTTCTGGACAAAATATGTCCTGAAAAAACAACCTCCTCCTCCAGAGACAACTGGTGAGACTGCACTGCTTTATCCTGTTGATGAGGTGGATAAGGTTGCATACCTGAAGACCTCAGACAATTACCTTATGAATGAATACCATGAAAATAACAAGATTATCAAGGAGAAGGAAAAGAGGAATGATGCAATAAAAACGATTTTTCAGGACACCATGAAGGATGCTCCAATTCTGGAGGATTCTAATGGAGAAAGGGTCGCAACTTGGAAGAGTCAGACTCGTTCAAGTTTAGACCAGAAACAAATGAAAATTGATGAGCCGGAACTTTGTAAAAAATATATGAAGGAATCCACGTTCAGGAAATTTTCAATGATTAATAACTCTAATAAGGAGAGTAAATGAGCGATAAAAAAATAACCCTAGACAGTATTGTCAAGGGTAAACAGGAACGACCAGTAAGACAGGTTATATATGGTCGTGATGGAATTGGCAAGACACACTATATGTGTGGTGCTGATGACATTTTAGTAATGGCATTTGAAGATGGACAGAATGAATTTGATGTCCAGAAGATTCAATTATTCCAGAAGGATATTAGTTTTGATGATGCAATAGAAACATTGAAATTAATATATTCAAATTATAAGAAACTTGGAATAAAGACAGTGGGCGTTGACTCACTGGACTGGCTGGAAGCCAAAATCCATGCACACGTTTGTAAGACAAATAATGTTGATTCCATTGAGCAGATTGGATTTGGCAA